TGTCAACCATCATAATCAGAAACTCAGGGAACAAAAGGAAGCGGAGAAAGCGGCGCGTAGAGAGGCTGCAAGAAGGGCCAAGGAGATTGAAGAGACGATTAAAACAACGCTACTTGTCACCTGTATTATCGCGATAGCGGTGGCATTGTTTGTTTTCTTGTTTGCTACTATTGCTCAAAGTAGTGCAGAGGAGATTGTGTTATGACAAATTGGTGGAAACGATACATACAGTTTAATCTTACAGCCAAGCTGACAATGCTTGCCTCTGTTGCTATGTCATGGCGTTGTGCAGAATGGTTTATGAACCTTGAAGATCCGACAACGCAACAATCTGCATTTGTATCTGTCATCATGGGCGTGATGACCGGGGTATATGGCATTTATCTTGGCAAGGAAGCGAGGACACCAAAAGAATGATGTATCAGGCTGTTGTTATTGCTTGTTTGATTGGCACATCAGCCGTGCAGCGTGAGCAATGTACATTTCTTGAAGCGCAAAAATGGCATGATACAGAAAAGGCTTGTATGAGTCATGCTTTTGTCTTGGCAGAGCGTGTTCATATACACATGAGAGGTTATAAGGCTGTAGGTTGGAGTTGTAAGCCTATGCCAAGGGGGGTTCTTTCACGATGATACAGTTACTAGGCGTTGTTGGCAGTCTCGCACAGACATTTCTTGAAGGCAAAGTCGAGAAAGAAAAAGCCAAATCAGAGATAATGAAGACTGCCGCCCAGCATGATAGCAAGTGGGAAATGATTATGGCTGAGTCCACCAAGGGGTCTTGGAAGGATGAAGTAATCACAATAGCTGTGCTAACCCCTTGTATTTTATCATTTATTCCGGGTATGGAAGATGTTGTGAAGTCTGGCTTTGAACGGTTGAGTGAACTTCCAGACTGGTATCAGAACATATTGTATGTCACAATCTTGGCTGGATTGGGTCTGAAGGGGTTAGATAAGTTTAGGAGAAAGTGATGCCGGGGAAACGTAAGTTTGCAAAGGTTCCTAAAACAAAAGGCGGTGTGCCAAAGAAGTATGTTCGCGGTGCCAAGAACCCAAAGAGGCGCGAGGCAGAAATCAAGCGTACTGCCAAGCTGTATCGGCAGGGCAAGCTGACCCCGGCTATGATGGATCGTATTAGCAAACAGAGGAGTCGCGGATAATGTCTAGGTTTGCAAGCATCTCAGGCGCATCACGGTATTCTAAAGCAACTCTTGATAAGGTCTATAAACGTGGGCTAGGTGCATACTATTCATCAGGCTCTAGGCCAAAGGTATCAGCGCATCAGTGGGCTATGGGCAGGGTAAAATCTTTTGTGTCTGGCAAGGGTGGTGCAAGGAAAGCTGATGCTGATTTGCTACGCGGTGGTAGCAAGAAGAAAAAGAAGACAGCCACAAAGAAGAAGAAATGAACAAAGATAAGCTACGCGAAGAGATAGCCGAAGACGAGGGTGTTAAACTCAACAGTCAAGGTGAACATATTATATATTTAGATCATTTAGCTTTGCCAACGTGTGGTGTGGGCCACATGATTACTGAGGCTGACGAAGAATATGGCAAGCCTGTGGGTACAGTTGTTGAACAAGAGCGTGTGCGTCAGTTGTTTGCTCTTGATATTGCTGTGACTCTTGATGAGTGCCGGGTGTTGTATGATGACTTTGATGATCTGCCAGAAGAGTGCCAGCACATTATAGCTAACATGATGTTCAACATGGGTCGGCCCCGGCTATCCAAGTTTAAGGGTATGAAGGCTGGCGTAGATGCTAGAGACTGGAACAAGGCGGCAGATGAAATGGTAGACTCGCGGTGGTACACTCAAGTACCCAACCGAGCTAGACGATTGGTGGATCGTATGAGAGCATTGTCAGATGGTAGCTAAACGATTTCAAAATCCCAAGGGTGGGCTGAACAAGGCTGGCAGGGCTTTCTTCAAACGCACCACAGGATCAAATCTAAAAGCACCTGTCAAGAAGGGTGACAACCCCAGACGCGCTAGTTTCTTGGCTCGTATGGGTAACATGAGGGGGCCAGAGTACAAAAATGGTAAGCCGACACGGTTACTCCTGTCTCTCCGGGCATGGGGTGCAAGCAGCAAGGCTGATGCAAAGAAGAAGGCAGCAGCAATATCCAAGCGTAACAAAGCCAAAAAGAAAGGAAAGAAGTGATGCCGGGGCATTCGAAGAAAAAAAAGATGATGAAAAACGGTAACGGTGGTATGCTGACAGCCAAGCAGAAAACTCTGCCAGTAGCACTGCAAAAGAAAATTATTGCGTCAAAGAAGAAGAGGAAGAAGTAAATGCCGGGACATTACGGTGGTAAAAAAGGCGGCATGAAGTCTGCCAAGATGAAGAAGCAAGCGGCAACAGCCATAGCTATGAAGAAGGCTGGCAAGAAGCCAAAGAAGAAGCGTTAGGTCACTAACTCTCCACCGCTTGCAATATATTGAGCAAGGCACTCAATGACATGTGCCTCTGTTGTGTATGCACTGGCATCTGTCAGTGATACAACATGCTTGGGTTTCAGTGGCTCAAAGCCATGATGTTCAAGGATTCTGAACAATCCCCAGCCCGACAAGATCAGCGCAGCATAGTAGTCAGGTGCTACCAGCCTCGCTTCTTGAATGTCTATATGCTTTTTTAGTGAAACAACTTTCGTTTCCATAACACAACAACTCCCCCAAGCCATTGATGACCCAGTACCCTGTTACCAACGGCATAGATTTCTGACAAGCCTCACAGACTACATAGTCGATTGCTGGCTGTTTGAACGCCCTCTGAGCGGCTTTGTCACGTTTCCGCTTCCTTACCACCTCTTTTTTACTTTGATCTGTTGTGGGGCTTCCTGACGCCCTTCTGGGTAGTGTTGTGTTTCGATGGCCTCTGCAATCGGCTTGAACCCACCTTGTGAAATACCATCAGCAATGTTGTCTGCTGACTCCACCTCAAACACCTCATTGATTGCAATTCCAATAGATCCATCAGCCTCTGTCCATGCTGACGCTTCATACTTGCTATCTGGTGACAGTGAGACAGGCGCAACCTGTTTCATAATAGGGTCATAGCATTGCACATTTGCGTTGCCAAAGTCTGGCGCACGATCTGATTTCTTGTCTCGGTTAGGAAACAACTTAAAACCAAACACTTTCTTTCTCTGTTTCACAGGCATCAATCTAACTCCACTTTCAATCTACGCGCAGCTTGCGCTATACAGTTCTCTATTTTCTGGTAGGCATCTTGCTCATTCTCTTGTGCGTTTTTCATTTGGTCAGCAAAATAATCAGTTGATATGTAGTGTTCAAATTCGTTTGGCGTTTTTGTATTTGCTGGACTCAATCTTGAATCCACCTCACGCATAAAGTCTCTTGCATCTTGGGCAGCTTTGTTAAATCCACCATTTTGTGCTGATGCTGGTGGTTTAGCGCCTGATGGGGCTGGTCGTGGTGTGGCTTGAGTTTTCTCTGCCATAGCTTCAGCCTTACGCTCAACACCATCCATTTCATTCTTTGATGCGTACTCGCCACCAGCAAGACCAATAGATGCCAAGGCGCGGCCTACGGCTGATGTCTCACAGTTTTCCAAGGCTGATGTAGTGTTGACATGGCCTTGGCCTCTGATCTCCTCTGCCATGCCAGAACCAATTTGTACACCGTCAGCATTTACAACAATAGCTTTGATGACAACACGATGACCGTCATCAACAAGCACGTTTGTATCTATACCGTAGTCCAATCCATGAAACCGTCTGAACGCTTCCATGCGGTGTACGACTTGGGTGTATTTCTTGCCACTTCTCTGGGCTACACCATGAGATTTGTTCAACTCATTGACAAAATTCATAGTGTTGGAAAAGCTATTTTCCCCCATGTCTTTGCTCCATCAAATCCGCAATCACTTTTACAGCCGTGGTAAAGGCAACCATTTGTTCTAGCACCTTTGCTTCTAGCTCATCCATTTTCATCTGCATCATGTCGAGACGCTGTTGTGTTTCTTCATCCATCGCTTTTTCCCCTCTTGACCTTCACATCTACCCATGTTTTTCTGTTGTAATCTCTTGGGATACAGTTTGCTTTGTATCCGTCTGCAAGCCTTGCTCTTAATTCTTTTGACAGGACTCGCAAACGCTCTTCTTCTTTTTTTGTTGGCTTGTAACCGCCGTCAAGTTTTTCTAGCCATTCCTTTGCTTCTCCCAACAAAACATCGTCAGATTGATTAAATATTTGATGACTGTCGCGCAACTTATAAGGGCTGCGTTTAGTATCAAACTCATCCACCTGTTCCACCGCAAATTTATTGACGTGAGCATGACCACTGACAGCCCTC